TGTTGGCTTCAAGTAAATCTTACCTGTAAGAGTGTTTGAGTCTAAATCTTCAGGTGTATTTGAAACTGTAACTCTAAAGTCAATCAAACCTCGGTCTCTTCTAATTGAATCCAAAATTGGATTTACTGAATCTAAGAAGTCTTGTCTTACTTTGTCATCATTTTGTTCAAATAACAATCTAATTGCCACCGCTGAAATCAATTTACGAGCTTGTAGTAACAATCTTCTTACGTTGATTCTATCAAGTGCGGATTCTCTAACTTGTAAAGTTTTGTTACCCCATATTACAGTACCTACATCTGAGAAGGTTGCAATCGGGTTGATTCTACCTTTGTATAAAGTATCTCTATCTTCTTGTGTTAACTTACGTCTTGCTCTAATAGCGTTTACCAAACCTCTTGTATAACCCGCAGATGCGAACCAAGGGAATGCGATGTTGTCAGTTAACGCTAAGTTTCTTACAACCTCATAAGTTGGTGGGATATAAATTTGAGTGTTATTAACAGCATCTCTATTTAATACCCAAGGATAGTAAGTTGCGGTATAGTTTGAATCTATACCTGTAGTTTCTAAATTATCTACTGCCTCTTGTGGGTAAATTAAACCTTCACTAATATCTTGATAAGTTGGTAAGAACATATTAAAGTCAGGTGTCGTTGCAAGGTAAATAGAGTCGGCTCTATCTGTTTCAACCATATCAATTGCGTCTTCAACCAAGTTTGAGTTATTAACGTAATCAATACCAGGTGTTGCAAATATATTAATATTAGTTGACTCAGGATTTGCAAATGTCGTTTGACCCCATTTGTAAGCGTAGTAGTCAGTATTTGCCCATACCTCTTGGTTAGGTCCTGAAATTTGTTTGAACGCTCCCCATCCTGAAGCCGTTGGGTAAGTTACTGAACTTGCAGCTCCGAATTTAAATCCTGTTTGTCCAAGTGCAAATGAATCACCATTAGTTCTAGATTCTCTATAAATGTCCCAGCCATCAAATCCACCATAAGATAATAATGTAAACTTACGAGTGTTTAATTTGTAGTATGGGTTATCAGTATCTGTTGGTTCTGAATTAAATGAACCCACACCTACTTCAAATGCAGATTGTCCTGAAGTTGTATAACTATTAGTAATAGTTACAACTGTTGCTCCACTATCCATGTGGAAACCTTTAGTTAAATAACCCCAAGATGGTCCTGTAGTATCCGTAGCAAGATTTGTAGGTAATTGTTTTCCTTTATATTGGAAGAAATCGTAATCAAATCCACTGATATTTGAAATACCTAAATACGCTCTTCTTGGATTTTCACCACTTGAAATAACCGGATTGTCTCCACCACTTGTTGAACCAAAAGGTGGGTTATAAATTGTTTCACCTGCTGAGAAGTATTTAGTTTTGTAAGGGACAAATGGAGGAGTTGCATTTGCATATTCTCTCGATATGTACCCTTCAAATCCACAAGGTAAAGCATCTGCTGGTGCTTCATCACTCATCTCTAACATAACATATTTGGACTTAACTTGGTATTCACCATTAGATGTCCCAATTTTATTTGCTACGTAGTTGTTTTGTGTTGGGTCTAATGAACAGTTTGTAAAACTTTCTATAACTCTTACGTTTTGGTCGTTATCAAAGAAGTCTCTTACAAAAACATCAAACGTTCCGCTATTAAATGAAATGTTTCCAATAGATAGTTTTACATATGTGTTAGCAGAGTTACCGTCTGAGATTAGAACAAACTTAAATAATTTGTAAACTGTATTACCTCTTAGTTCTGATACCACGTAAGGCGTTTCAGGTGTTTGGTATTGTTCTAAGTAGAAACCAATACTATCAGAATTACCTGACCTTGCACTTGGTAAATCAACTAAATCACAATATAAACCTCTAATTTTTCCTGCTCTATAACCTGTTTGTAAAAGTGCCGAATACGTTTCCTCAACAAATAAAGGGACTTCAGTTCTTGATTTACCAAAGTTAGATGCTCCAAATACATTTCTTAAATAGTTTTTGTTTGTGCTCTGCATTGATGTTTCAAAAGAGAACGTATCATTATCGTATGTTTTTCCTGAGATTTGGAAAGTTGAATATGGGTCCTTAGTAACTGCAGAATATGAACCCGTACAAATCATCGTAACATCAGTAATGCCGGTAACTTCGTAGAATGGTCCTGCGTTTGAAGAACTATAAGTAGTGATACCTCTTGACCTTAATGTTGCAACTACCATATCATCATATGTTGGATATGGTGCTCCTGAATAAGAAGTCGTAAAGAACGCTACGGTTCCTGAATAAACACCTGATGTTGGTGTTGTAGAAATACCTGAAAGTGCAGCCCCCATACTTTGACCAAAGTACGTATTTACATCGTTAGTACCTTGGTAATAGTTAAATAATCCATAATACCATGGGTCATTTGTAGTTGCCGAAAAATTTGTAAATGCTTGGTTAACATTAGGAACACCAAACATCTCAGTAGAACCTGTAATGGTGTTCACCGAAGTTACACCCGTAGTACTAGTTAAAGTCGATGCACTTGATGACCCCCAAAACATTGCCGTCTTACCTGAAGTAGATGAACTTGTAGCAAATAAAGTCATTTGATTTGTAAGGAAAGTTGACAAATCTTCAGAGATGGAAGAAGTTCCACCGTTAAACTCAGTATATGGGTTATAGAAATTACCACCTACGTTAATTGATGCGGGAACCGACGTGTAAGTTACCGTCCCTCCTGTTGTTCCTGTAAACGTTACTGCAACTGGTCCCGTTGTTCCTGTTGCTTGTATTGTTGATGGGTCTACGTTACCAATAGTTACGATAGACCAAGATGGTCCAGCGTCGTAACCTGATAAACCTAAAACTCTTGTCACAAATAATTGATTTGATTGTGATAAGTAAGATTTAGAAATATATGCCAATTCGTATTTCGGAATTTGTGTATTAACAAATTTTTCAGGACTTGTTCCTCCAAAATAAGTTTGGAACTCGTCAAAATTTGTTATAAAAATAGGTTCAAATGCGGGTCCTTGTAGGGTTTCACCTACTACACCTAAAGTAGTTACACCAACACTCTGAGCCACAAACGTTAAGTCTCTTTCTGATGTGTAAACACCTGGAGAAACGAAAACCTTATTAGATGATGCCATGTTAATAAAAGTATTTTAAATTTATTTTTTATATATAAATACATCGTCAAATAACAAAAAACTTTACATTCCTATAATATTTATTAGGGAGTAAGAATAAATTCTGCCTTTTTTCTACCTACTATGAAAAAACCTGTTAAGAAAATAAAAAACCTAAAAATTGATTCAGAAATACACAATCAGTTAAAAAAATATTGCGATATAAACGGTTTAAAAATTTACAAGTTTTTAGAAAAGTTAATAATGGAAAATTGTAAAGAAACAAAAGATATCTACGGAGAATAGTTAAACCAAATACGCTACTGTTTTTATTTTAGCATCTGATATTAAATTTGATTTGGTCACAATAATTAAAAAGGTGTCTCCATTATTTATTTGTATTGTTGTTAAATCACTACCTACATAGTTTGAATTTAAATAGACATCATAAGAACTTACGTTTTCAATTTCAGTAACTTTTAAATCTACGGTGTATCTAAATGTTTCAGTTAATTGATTGTTTCCTGCAACAAACAATAAATCTAAATCAAAATTGTCAGGTCTTGGTGGTTCTATTTTAACTCTTTTAGAAGAAGTTCTAGTTTCAGTTTCAAATAAAGACACTTGTCTTGTAATCGCGGGTGACACTTTAAATTCGGCCTCATCTATTAACAGACCTTTCATTATAAAGGTATAATTAGCGATGTAATACTTTCTTTTTTCTAATTCTTTAACAGACTCATCGGCAACACCTTCCATAACAATTGGAATATAATGACCTTTGATTTGTGTGTAAGCCTGTTTTGATGTAAAAGTTTGCATTATAATTTTATTGAACTCATTAAGTTCACGCATTCTATTACAAAATAATTTTACATTGTAAGTTATATCAACAGGAATAGGTTGAGGTATTGTATAAACATCCGCACCCTTTCTTTGACCATCCCAAGTTGGGACAGTATAATAAAAGAATTGTCTTCTATTTGGTATGTTTGCAGCACCACCTTGAAAAGTTCCATATTTAACTTCAGGTGTTCTTACCGTCGCAATAAAAGGCAATGAAATGTTTTTATCTAAATCTTGAAAGTTCCAAGTCTCAGTAAATTGAGACCAGTTTTGAGTTGTTATAATTTTATCAACTGTCGGCACTGTTTTTTCAGTTACAACCAATTTTAAACTTTCTTTAACAAAATCCAACATACCTAAATCTAAATCGGCATGTAACACACCTTTAGGTAAAAAAGTTCCATAGTCAGTAATGTCTTCCAACATTTCTTGGCGTCTTTCCCTACCTACTTTTTCAGGTATTAATGGTAAATTTTTTTTAACTTTTGATGGTAATGCCATTATTATAATCCTTTAAATTCATTGTCTGTAACAGGAGAAGCCAATATGGAACGATAGAAAGGTTTATAACCCCCGTATGTATGTTTATTATCACTTAACACACGACCATCATTCACAACAGTATAGTATCTAACTCTATCTTCTGTTTCATAATAACCAATATAGTCCCCAAAATTAATATCAATATCCAACTCCTCAAGTTGTTTTTGATAAACACCAACTTTAAGATTACCAGGTTCTGATTGTGATAATCTTGATGACCCGTAATCAACATTAGTTGATGCTTCAATTTGAACATATCCTTTAAACTCAATAGGTGGTAAGAATTGAATTCCGTCTTCTAATGTTTCACCGTACACATCATCACTAATAGTTCTTTGTCTATCGATGCGGTATAAAACAAGGGTAAAATTCATATCTCCACCTAACCATTCGTCGCCTATAGAAATATCTAAGTTAAAGTCTTCTTCAGAGAAAAACTTATTAAGTCTGGTTATTGGAACTCTATTATCTGCCATACCTATAAATACTTTGATTGATTTTTTGTTTAATTTTATTATATTATATTATATCATGGAAGATTTTGTGCCTAAAACACCCGAATCAAAAGCCCTTTTAATATTAGACGATTATGAAGGGTCAAATAACTACATCCTTAATTTAAAACACAAAAAACAAAATAGTAAGTCTTTTGTACCTACAAGACCTCAGGCGGATTACATCAATAATTATCACACCCTACAACCAAAAGTTGCTAAAAAATGGGTCAAGTTAGACTCTTATTTTGGTAAAAAACTGATGGAAGATAAGATGTATACCAAAGAACCCTCAGAAATTTATGTTGAAAAATTGTTGGTCGAAAAGGATAAGTCTTATCATATTTGGGGTAAAATCTTTTCGGGAGAAACTTTACACGACTTTTGGATGCCAAAATCTGCATTACTAAAAGATAACGAAGTCAAAAACATTTCTATCGATTATGAAAAATATACTCATAGACCACCTATGGAACACCAAAAAGAAGCAATTGAGAAACTTGTAAAAAATAAAAAGTTTATTTTGGCGGATGATATGGGTCTTGGTAAAACTACATCAACAATCATCGCAGCTTTAGAGACGGGAGCCAAAAAAGTTTTGATTGTGTGTCCCGCATCTTTAAAAATAAATTGGGAAAGGGAGATTGCAAATTATTCAGATAGAACCGTATATATTGCAGAAGGTAAGAAATTTTCAGATGAACATGATTTTGTTATTGTTAACTACGACATCTTAAAAAATTTCCATGACGCTAAAGAAAACGAAAAGTCAGAAATAATGAAAATTAATTTTGATTTGGTAATTATGGATGAAGCGCATATGATTTCTAATCCACAGGCACAAAGAACAAAAATTGCTAACGACATTGCGAGTAAATCAAATAGAGTTTGGTTATTGTCGGGAACACCAATGACTTCTCGACCTATGAACTATTATAATTTATTAAACCTTGTTGATAGTCCCGTAGCAATGAATTGGATGGCCTACGCTAAAAGATATTGTAACGGATTCCAATTTAGTGTTGGGAAAAGAAAGGTATGGAATGTTACAGGAGCATCTAATCTTGATGAGTTAAGGGAAAGAACCCAAACACATATTCTACGAAGATTAAAAGAAGAGGTTTTGGATTTACCTGAAAAAATTATTACTCCTGTTTATTTAAGACTAAAATCAAAAGACTACGAAGAGTTGGTTGGTGAATATTTTGATTGGTATGACCAAAATCCTGAAGAGTCGACATCACTTACCATTCAGTTTTCAAAACTAATGAAAGTAAGAAAAGTAATCGCTAAAGAAAAAATTAAAAACACAATCGAGTTAGCGGAAAACATTATAGAGCAAGGTAAAAAAGTTATCATATTTACAAACTTTACGGACACATTAAATGATATCTATAACCATTTTGGTAAATCTGCAGTTTATTTAGATGGTAGTTGTTCTAAGTTTCACAGACAAATTTCTGTTGATGAATTTCAAACAAACGATAAAATCAAAGTAT